ATTTCTGTAGGAGGAAATTAATATGGCAACAAGAATGCAACAGCGCAGAGGTACTGCAGCACAATGGACATCAGCAAACCCAATTTTAAATGCTGGTGAAATGGGGTGGGAGTCAGATACCAATAAATTTAAGATTGGTGATGGCACAAACCACTGGGCAGATCTTGATTACTTTATTGACCAATCCTCCACAGTAAACCCTGCATTTGGTTCTAGTATTGTTTTTGAAGGCTCAACTGCAGATGCATACGAAACAACTCTTCAGGTTACTGATCCAACTGCAGATAGAACCATTACATTGCCAAACTCAAGCGGAACTGTTGTTCTTGCAGACGGTAGCGGTAACGTAACGGTTTCTGGTAATTTAACAGTACAAGGAACAACAACTACAATTGACTCTACAACAGTAAATGTTACTAATTCGTTTGTTTTTGAAGGTACTACAGCAGATGCTTATGAAACAACACTTACAATAACAGATCCTACTGCAGATAGAACAATTCTTCTTCCAAATGTTAGTGGTACAGTTATTACAACAGGAAATGTTTCTACAGATTTAGGAGCAAGTCTTACTGAAATAGGATATCTATCAGGGGTTACTAGTGCAGTTCAAACACAAATTAATGCAAAGGCTTCAACCTCAAGTCCAACATTTACTGGAACAGTAACTTTGCCATCCGACACATCAATTGGTGATGTTTCTGCAGGTGAAATAGGATATGTAAATGGAGTAACCTCTTCAATACAAACTCAATTAAATAACAAGGCAGAATTAAATAGTCCAACATTTACTGGAACAGTGTCACTTCCAACAAGCACTTCTGTTGGAGATGTTTCAAGTACAGAATTACAATATGTAAATGGTGTAACATCTGGAATTCAATCGCAACTTGATGGAAAAGCATCAAATGTTCATACACATCTTTTAGCAGGCGGAGCAACTGATGTTACTGCTACTGCATCAGAACTTAATATTCTTGATGGCGTTACTGCATCTACTGCAGAAATTAATATTCTTGATGGTGTTACCGCTTCAACTACAGAATTAAACTATGTTGACGGTGTTACATCAGCAATTCAAACACAAATTGATGGAAAAGCCTCATCTTCACACACACATGCACAATCTGATATTACAAATCTAACAACAGACCTTGCTGCAAAAGCAAGTCTTTCTGGAGCAACATTTACTGGTACAGTAACTCTTGCAGCAGATCCATCAAATGCTCTTGAAGCAGCAACAAAGCAATATGTTGATGCAGCAACTGCTGGACTTAATGTTCACGAATCAGTAGATGCAGCAACTACTGCAAATATTAATCTTTCTACAGATGTTGAAAATGGAGATACCCTTGATGGTGTAACTCTTGCAACAGGAAATAGAATTCTTGTTAAAAATCAAACAACAAAGTCTCAAAATGGTATTTATGTTGTTGCAGCATCTGGCGCACCAACACGTGCAGCAGACTATAACTCATCACCAGAAGTAGATGCTGGAGACTTTGTCTTCGTAGAGGCTGGTACAACAAATGCAAAGACTGGTTGGGTACAAACAAACGTAATTACAACAATTGGAACTGATGATATTGAATTTACTCAATTCTCTGGTGCTGGTTTAATTACAGCAGGAACAAACATTTCTGTTTCTGGTAACCAAATCTCTGTTATTAGCAATCCTACATTCTCAGGATTAGTAACAGCATCTGCATCAGGTGTAGCCTTCTCTGACGGCACACAAACAAAAGAAGGCGTTCCTTCAAGAACACCAATTATTCAAAAGACAGATTCTTATACTCTCTCTGCTCTATCAGAAAGAGATAGTTTGATTGAAATGGGTAAGGCAACTGCTCAAACTCTTACTGTTCCAACAAATGCTACAGTAGCATGGCCAGTAGGAACTTCAATCAGCATACTTCAAACTGGTGCAGGACAAGTAACTGTTGCTGGAGCAGTTGGGGTAACAATTAATGCAACACCAGGATTAAAACTACGTGCACAATGGTCATCTGCAACTCTTCTAAAGAGAGCAACTGATACATGGGTACTGTTTGGTGATCTATCAGCATAAAAATGTTGGTATAATAAATAAAGAAAAAGGAGTAACATGTCAAAAAATATTGGTATTAGATCTTCAGCACAGGATAACTTTTTACAACCAGATAATGTTACTTCTTTAACAGCAACAAATGTAGGAACAAGCCGTCCATATTTAGCAACAGCAAATACAACATCTGCTGCATCTGCATCAGGAACTGGCGGATCAGTAACACTTTCTTGGTCTTTACCAGGAACTTCTCCTGCAGCAACTTCATATGAAATTTCAACAACGCCATCCACCTATACACATGACACTGGTTCATCTTCAACATCGTATACATTTCAAGGATTGGCATCTAATACATCTTATACATTTACAGTAAAAGCAAAAAATGCTTCTGGCTCATCAAGCGGAACCACATCTTCTTCTGTAACAGTTACAACAGTTCCTCAAGCACCACAAAGCGTATCTGCTACAGCAGGTGTCAATCAAAATACAATTAACTGGACAATTGGTGCAACAGGTGGTGCTGCATTATCTAGACACAACGTTACTGGTTCTGATGGTTCTGCATCTGGAAATCTTTCTGCTTCTGCTACATCAACAACCATTTCAGATACTGCTGGAACATCTCAAACATATACTATTACAGCAACAAATGCTAATGGAACTTCTTTAGGAGCAACAACTAGTAGCATTACTACTCTTTCTCCATTTTTTCCACCGTTCTTCCCACCATTCTTCCCACCGTTTTTCCCACCATTCTTCCCACCGTTCTTCCCACCGTTTTTCCCACCGTTCTTTCCACCGTTCTTCCCATTGTTTGAGTACTCAGTTGCAAGTAATACTGGAGTTAAAACAGTTCAAGGAAGAAAAGAAGCAAAAGACATTGTTGTAGGAGATGTTTTGCTTGCAATGGAAATACCAGCAGATCTTTCAACAATTGAAAATAATGACTGGCTAAATTGGTCAACAGAAAATCTTGTTTTAAATGAGACAAACTTAAGAGAAACAACTGTAGTTTCTGTAACATCAAGTCCAGCAACTAAAATATATATAGTTAATGGCGATGCATACTCACCAACACATTATATTTTAACTAAAAAAGATAATGTTGCAAAATTTATTAGAGTTGATGAGATTGATGATACGTATATGATATTTTCATATTCTGATCTAGGATTTATTAATATTCAATCTTTAGATGTAGTAGATTATGAAGAAACTGTATATAGTATCAACTGTGAGCCATATGATAACTTCTTTACAGAAAATATGCTTGTATTTGATACAAGAGACCCAATCTCAGAATAGTTGTAAAAGTCTCCTTTAAATAGTTATTATGCTATAATTAAATAAAGGAGACTGAATATGATTGAAGTAGATGAGTCACAAAATCCTTGGTTTACAAAAGATAGATCAGAGTCTGCATCTTTAAGAATGCAAGATAAAACATTTAATAATATTAAAGTAAGCAATCCAGGTCTTGGATTAAACATTTATCATAATGCAATTTCAAAAGAAAATTGTGATAAATATATTAATATTTTAGAAAATAAGTTAAATGGACAAACACAATATACATGGAATGAAGCACAAGTTACAAATTCAGAAAAACCAATAAAGTTTGCAAGAAATTGCTCTGATTTTAAATACAATATAGAATCTCTTGGACCAAAAAACAAAGATAATATTGAATTTATTGATATGTATCAAGAAATTTATAATATATTAAAATCCTGTATTGATGATTATACTTCTTATTGGGGAATCAATGTGACATACTATGAAGCATTTAATTTTGTAAAGTATGAGGGATCGGGTCAACAATTTAGAATTCATGCAGATCAAGGACCAGTTTATAATTGTACAGTTTCTGCAGTAATATATCTTAATGATAACTACGAAGGCGGAGAATTATATTTTCCAAGACTTGATAAACTAGTTTATAAGCCAAGTTTTGGAGACATTGCTATTTTCCCATCAAATTACATATATGAACATGCTTCATTAGATATAATTTCTGGAACAAAATATTGTGTTGCTGTTATGACAGATTTAAATGATAGTGCTCATAAAGAAAGGAACTATAATGTTTAATCAAACATGGACAAATAAAGAAGATTTTGGAAATGGAATTGTTGTATATAGAGATGTGTTAACAAACGTAGATGTTGTTGATAGATTAGAAAATGCATTAAAAAATTCTGACAACAAGTCATATGTATGGAGAGAAGCACTTGTTGGATATGCACAAAGAATGCCAGACTATAGAGATTGTGTTGATTTTAAGTATAAAAAAACAGACATACAGGGAGATAGAGGAAAAACTGCAGAAATATTAGAAGGACTTTGGGATGATGTTTATAATGCAAAACTTCCAGCAGTACAAGATTACTGTAGACAATTTAATATAGGTGGAGAGTTAAAATATTGGGAAGCATTTAATTTTATTAAATATGGTCCAGGTCAACACTTTCAAGAACACCACGATCATGGATTTTCATATAATTGTGTTGTTTCTTTAGTAGGATATCCTAATGATAATTATGAAGGTGGAGAACTTTATTTTAGATTACAGGATTTAAATATTAAACCAAAGGCTGGAGATTTATATATATTCCCTTCAAACTATATGTATCCTCACAGAGCAATGCCAGTAACAAGTGGAACTAAATATTCAATTGTTACAATGTTAGACTATAGTTCAAAATTTCATAATCCAAAATTTTATCAAGAAACCAACGATTAATGACTGTAGTAAAGGCAGAAATAGTTAGTGGTTCGGGTGTTTTATTAGAACCACTATCAATAAAAAGATCTTGGATGGATAACGTAACCAATGCTCATGCATATAATTGTTTTCCAGTCTCTTTGGCTAATGGTTTAGGTTGGGGAATTAGTTTTCCAGAAGACATTTCTTTTATCTGGGATGGAGTTGATACAGATAGGGAAGAAGGTCATATTAAAATATTAAGTGGTAATAAGTTTGTTAATGAAAACAGAAGAAGTGCAACGTTAAGTTTGGAAACTAATATTAGATTTAGTACTGATGAAAATATTACATTATTAACTATGCCAGTTCCAAATTTGTTTATTGATGGAGTTATTCCATATACAACTTTAGTAAGTACATCTTTTTATCCAATGACATTCCCTGCTGCACTTAAAATAACAAAGGCAAACTCTGTAATAACAATACCTGCTAAAACTCAAATTATTACTATCTTACCGATTTCTACTAAAGAAATAAATAATTCAGAATTAGAAATATATGATTTTTATACAACATTAGAGCAACAAGAAAAAAATAAAAACTATGGAAAAGTATCTGGAGAGTTTAATCAACGAGGAGAGTGGACTCATTTTTATAGAAACGCAACAAATGAAAAAGGAAATAAAATAGGAAATCATGAAATTAAAGCCTTTAGATTAAAAACAACAGACAAGAGAAATTATGGAAATTAAAAAAATAAAATTTGTTGCAAATAGAAATTGGCTAAATAAAAACTCTGACTTTAAACCAAAGCCAATTATATCAACAATACCAGATTGGTATAGGAAAATGGATCGTTTTGCAAAAATTCCAGGAACTAATAAGTTTTTTATAGGGCCAGACAAAGGAAAAATTCCAACATGGAAAGCATGTCCTGCTGTTTTTGATATTATGGGTACTGGATATACATATTTAACTCCTTGTGACTTAACATTTTTTATTGATAAAAATAATAAAATAGCAGTCAGCATTGATGATAAAAGTTATAAAGATTTTTGTTCTTCAAGATTGCCTATGCAAGATTTTATAACACCAACAGGGTATAGAGATGAACATTTTGCCTGGTTTCCAGATTGGGGAATTAGTCTGCCAGAAGGGTATAGCGCTTTATATAGTCAACCATTTAATAGATTTGAATTGCCATTTTTAACTATTTCTGGAATTATAGATAATGATAAAATAGATTTGCCAGGAAGCATGCCATTTTTTATATCTAAAGATTTTGTTGGTATTATTCCAAAAGGAACTCCGTTTGCTCAAATAATACCATTTAAAAGAGAAAATTGGGAAAGTGAAATAGAAACATTTACAATTTCAGAAATAATTAAAAGAAATAAACAAAACAGTGAAAAGTATAGAAAACCAGATGGTGGTATATATAAATCTAATGTTTGGGAAATGAGAAAATACTCTTGATAGGTGGTATAATTATATTATGAAAACTCCAGTAAACATTCACTCAAAAGATAGATTTTCTATAACCCCTTCAGGATTTTTTGGATCCTCTTCTGATAATATTGTAGAACTTGAAAATTTTATGACTGAAGAAGAATTATTAAAAATATCTAGTTTTGCAAAAAATATTAAAGAATGGGATTATACTGAAACAAGATATAATGAAGATGGAACCATCATATATGATTCAGAATATTGGAAAGATCGTGTTGCAAATAGCAACACAATAAATAAACAAGATCCAACAATATATCCTATAATTGAAAAAATGGTAGAAAGATTAAAATTAGTTATTGATGATTTTTTTAAAGTAGATGCTTGGGCAACAAATCCAGCAATTGTAAAATGGCTTCCAGGACAATTTCAAAATCCTCATGCAGATAAAGAGTTACACGAAGGAGAAAATGCTGGAAAACCAAATGATTTTCCTTATTATGATATTGCAAGTTTGTTTTATTTAAATGATGACTATATTGGTGGAGAGTTATATTTTCCAAAACAAAATATTAGATTTAAACCTAAAGCAGGTGCTGCATATTTTTTCCCAGGAGATTTAAATTATATTCACGGTGTTTCTACCATAGAAAGTGGAATTAGATACACATGTCCATTTTTTTGGACAATTAAATCTCATAAGGAGTCAAATGTCTGAAATTAAATATGAAATTTTATATCCAAAAATTCATTTATACAAAGATTTAATTCCACAACCAGAAATATTAGTTCAAATGCTTAAAGATTCAGAAAATAATCCAGGAAGCAGTAAGGTCTTTCGTGGTTGGATTCCTTGGTCAAGATTTGGAACATATTTAGATCAAACACCTATACCAAATTCAATATTATTACAAACACCAGAAGAAGAAAGAGACGAAAAATTTTATAACGAATTTAAATATGCAAATATAATTTGGAATGCTTTTCATACAGCAACAGATCATTTTTTAAACGAATACAATGTTTCAAAAGGCGATGATTGGTTAATCATGGGGCCATCATATTCTAGGTACTTCTATGATAATAATCCTAGATCAGATGAAAATGTTATGATTCATCATACTGATTTTGTAAGAATTGAAGCAGACATGCCAGGAAATAAATTTGCAATTACATGTACAATGTATCTTAATGATGATTATGATGGTGGAGATATAGATTTTATTATTAAAAATGACAACGTTCCATATAAACCTAAAGCAGGAGATGTTTTAGTTTTTCCATCTGGTCATCCAGACGTTTTACCAGAAGGTCACAATTATTTACATGGTGTTAAAAGAGTAAAAAATAAAGATAAGTATTTAATTAGATGTTTTTATCAAATTCCATATGCTGGACATCCACACTGGCTTGAAAATGAAAAAAAATATGGTAAAGAGGTTTGGGCAGAAATGGAAAAACAAAGAATAAAAGATGGAAGAAGATATCAGTATGAGTCTTAAGCAATGCACTTGTGGAAGATCGGCATCATATCCATATTGCGATGGTACACATAAAATAAAAAAAAATATTAATATTGTAGAAGATAAAACAGAAAAAGAAAGCAATGAATAAAGATATTGATGTTTTTTCTAAACTAGTTATTCAAGGTTTTACAATAAATCCAATTAAAGATAAGCATAGTTTTAAAGATATAATATTTGGATTGTGTACATGTTATAAAGAGTTTCACATTTGTGACTATGGAGAAAATCCAATAACTCACAAAAATTATTTAGGAAAATTAGTATTTGATAATATTTTTGTTGACTATATTGATAATAAAAAAAATGGAATAATTTCTTTTGTTGTTTTAGAAAATGGATATTTCACAATAACTTTAAAGTATGATGTATATCCAGCAGAAATAGTTTTTGATTTATTTCTTTATGAAAAAATATTAGACATTAGTATTATTTTAGATCATCTATCAGCGCCTCCAACAAAAAGTGATGGATTTGGAATGTTTGATTATACATATAGTCTATCATATATTACAAAAAATAAAAATATTTTACAAAAAGACCAAAATCAAGTTTTATTATCAAATGAAGGATTGAGTAATAATTTAAAAAACAAAATTAATCATGATGAAACATTAAATGAATTAAAAAACATTGAATGTTATTTTTGTAATAATAAAGCAACAATTAATATATTTTTTGATACACCAAGAAAAGTTGTTATGGCATGTGATATTCATAAAAATAATGGAAGTACAAAAGAAATTGAATTTAATGGAAAATATGATCTAGAAGTTATAAAAATAAATGGTATAGAATATGGTAAAAATGTTAAATCTGTTGAATAATATGGTATTATAAGGCATATAATATAAATAAAAGAAAAGGTGGTATAATTGTATTATGTTTAAAGATGACCCAAATATTATAAAACTAGACGAAGGTATTTTTTGGTATAAAAACTTTATATCAAAAGAAGATGTAGATTTTATTAATTCTAAAACTCCAGGTGTAGACCTAGGAAATCATTGGTTTGATGATATTGAGTTTAAAGTAACAGATGTAATTCCAGAATTAGTTCCAATATGGAACAAAGTCTCAGAATTTCTTGCTCCAGAATATGTTATTCATCCAATGTCAACTTTGTTGTATTTTGGCGAAGGAAAACAGATGCTTCCACATTGCGACAGCCCTGGAGAAGATATGACAGAAGAACTTACAGTGCCAGATGTATGGGCAACATGCTGTGTGCTTTCTTGGGGTGCTTGTGTATATTTTGGAGAATTTACTGGTGGAGAAATTTATTATCCAAATCAAGGTATAGATGTTCCAGTACAGCCAGGAGATCTTGTAATACATAGTGCTTTAAAATCTCATGAGCATGGAGTTCGTCCAGTAAAAACTGGGGTTAGATATACATTTTCTAATTTTTCATTAAAACCAGAAAAAAATCCAGGATCATTTTATAATTATGGAACATCAGAAAATGAAGATCGTCAAAAAAATGTTGGTCTTTGGCTTCAACCATTATTTAAAAATGAAAAATCTGTAGTTATGCCAGAGTTAACAAAATATAAAGCATAAAATGTTTAACAAAAGTTTAAATTTTAAAAAAATATTTAAATTTATTTTTTGGTTAATTGGTGTATAATGATATTATGTTAAATCAAATTATAAATGTTATAGATGAGTCTAAATTTATATATCATCAAAATCAAGATATTGAAACAACAAGGCTTGGCATTCAAACAAATAAGATTGTAGAAATTCCTAACTTTGTTAATAAAGATATAGTTCCAAAAATGATTAATTTTTTTGAAAAGTGTGGAATTGAGTGGGGAGATATTGCATTTTATGGATCTTCTGGAAAAGGATTGATTACAGATAGTGAAACAATGAAAAAATTTAACTTACCAGATAATTTTTTTAATGATCTTAAAGATAAATATCAAGAAGCAGTAGAAAAAGTTTTCGGAAGAAAAGTAAGAGCAAACACATCTCATGCACAAAAATGGGATGTTGGTGGTTTTGCAGCACCACATTCAGATAATTCAGATCATGATGGCAACCCAAACGCATTTGAAATTAATAAATATGTAGGAATCCTATATTTGAATGATGATTACGATGGAGGAGAATTATATTTTTGTGATAAAAATAATAACATGAACCCTTATCTTTCATTTAAACCAAATGCATATTCTTATTATGTTTTTCCAGGCGGAGTAGAAAATATTCATGGTGTAAGTGAAATTACAAAAGGAACTAGATATACAATGGTTTCATTTTGGGATTATGCAGAAATTGAATATGATAAAGAAACTTTAGATAAATGGAAAGAAGAAGAAAAAAAGGTTAGAGAAGAACAGGCTAAGCAAAAAGAAGATTGGGCAAAAGGAATTAAATGATAGCAACAGAAATTTATGATCGTATAATTTATTACACAGATTTATTTGATAAAGACAGCGATATAGTTAGTTTAATTGAAAATGATGAAACAAATATAGATGGGGTTTTACCAAAATGGATAAACTGGGGTCCTAGTGACCAAAAAATAATTTATGGACAACAAAAAAGAATAGACGACAAAACTTTATACAAAAACAATATTATAAAAAATATTTATGATTCAATAATTAAGTGTTCAAAAGAGTATAGCAATAGATATGGTGTTGACATTGGAAATTTAACACCACTTTCTATTAGTAAATACTTTGAAGGTCAGTCTATGGGATCTCATATAGATTCTTATAGTGATACTCCAAAAGAAGTTTTATCAATAGTTTTATATTTAAATGATAATTACAAAGGTGGAGAGTTATATTTTAAAAACCAAAATATAAAAATTAAACCACAGTCAGGAAGTTTGATTGCTTTTCCATCAGTAGATCCATACTTTCACGAATCTTTACCAGTTAGTTCTGGAATAAAGTATATAAGTCCAGGATTTTGGATTAAAAATTAATTAGTGTTTTAATGGATATAAAACTCTACCTAATCTATAGATATAGAGTTTACAAAAACTAAAAACTCTGCTACAATTAGGTATCATTTAAATTCAATTTATTAGGAGATTTTACTTATGTCAGATGTTTTTTCTTTTCGTCTTTCAGATGAATTTGTTAACAA